AAGTCGAACATGCTGACCTCTCCGCCCTTGTTCGCGCCGATGTTGTAGTCGACCATGTTGACGATGATGCCGATGACGTTCGGCAGCGTCTCCATGACCTCGACGGGGACGATGTCGTCGACCAGCATGGCTGCGGCCAGCTCCGACTTGTTGTTGTACAGACGGCGGCCCAGGGTGTCCTTGACCAGCAGCATGTTCGCCAGCGTCGGCAGGGTGGTGTAGAACGTCGGCGTGCCGGTGCCCTTGTAGAAGCGCATGGAGCGCACGACCGCGTCGATCACCTCGACGTACGAGGAGTTCGAGTCGCCCAGGTTGACGAACACGTCGGTCTTGTAGAGCTCGTGCTCGTTGACGATGGAACGCACGCCGTTGCCGGAGGACGCGGCCGCGGGGTCCGAGATCTTGTCCGGGTCCGCGATGTCGCGGCCGTCGCTGATCAGAATGGCCCGCGCGACTTCCTCGCGGAGCATCAGGGCCATCTCGCCCTTCATCCACGCCACGACATCGAAGTCAGTGATGTCGATGACGTCGTCGCGGTCGATCTTCTGCTTCTTGTAGACGGTGGTCGGCCCGGTCGTCCGCTTGGTGACGGTGAACCACTCCTCCTTCTTGTAGTTCCCCTTGATGTAGCCCATCGCGCGGGCTTCGTCCTGGGTGATGTCGGCCACGATCGACCGAACGTTGGAGAAGGGGGACTTGGAGCACTTGTTGAGGACGCCCTCGACCCACTCCGTCCGCCGCTGGTTGAACTGCGGGGTGTTGGTGAGGTTCTGGAAGTTCGGGAACAGGACGTCGATCGGCTCGATGCCGTGCGCCAGCTCGTCCGCCTTGAACACGTCGTGGCTGAAGGCGTACTCGTTGACCAGGTCGCGCAGCGAGGAGACACCGCCGCCACGCTGGGCCAGGTCGAGAATCTCCTTCATCTGGCTGTGCGACAGCCTCTTCTCGGTCGGCTCGGAGCCGGTGGTGCGCTGCTCGAACACGTTGCGGGTCATGGGGCCAGCTCCTCCCTGGTGGCTGAGGTCGTCCTCGCCGGAGTTGTTGTTGTTTTCGGAGTGTTCGGCGGAGTTGTCCGCCTCGACGCCAGCCTCAGCGTCGTTGTCGCCATCACCGTCAGGATCCTGAGCGGTCTGAGCCGCGGACTCGGCGACGGCTTCCACGAGCTTCTGCTGGATCGGCGTCATGCTGTCCCAGATCTCCTGGGCGGTCGGCTCGTTCGCGTTGTCGGTACCGGTCGAGTCGGTGCCGTCGGTGTTTGTTCCCGCGTCGGAGCTGTGCGAGAAAGACTCGCCGGTGCCGATGATCGCGGCGTCGTCGATCTCGGAGATGTCGCCGTCGGAATGACGAATGGTGACCGGGTCGATGAACGCTCCGGGGTTTGCACCAGCCAGGACCAGGCTGACCTCGCGGATCATGCCGTGCATGACCCTCTTGGACTGCTCGACCAGCTGGTTGGCGTAGATCGAGAGGGCCTTGATGTCGCCGTGCTTGATTGATTCCTTGACGTGCTGAGCGGCTGCCGTGTTGTTGAAGTAGCAGTCCGCCATGACGCCTTCAGCCTTGTGACGCAGAACGGCGCGACCGAGGATGTTCTCGGGATTGGTGTGCGAGTGCTGCCAGACGAGAGGAACCGTCTGACCGTCCATGTGCTTGAACGCGTCGGGCATGATGGTTCGGCCGTCGGAGCACACGAGGTTGGCCTTGGTGGCCCAGCCACTGAAATCAGGTTCCATTTTGACTGTTTCCTCCTGTCCGTGAGAGTTGAAGTTGTTTGACCCCGGCAAGCTGTGCTTGGCTCGGCGGGAACGGTGGCCTTGGAGCTGGTTGCAGCGGTCTCGGTGTTGGCATGTTGCTGTTCTGAAGCATGTCCGCCTTCTTGTCCTTGGACGGCTTCAGACCGATGGCTGCACGGAGCTCGTTCGGCGTAGCGATCTCGTTGCGAGACAGCATGTCGGCGATCTTCGCGAACTCTCCCATCGGAACGAGAGCAAACGGGTCGCGGAAGTAGACGATCGTCTGTCCCTGAGTTCGTGCGGTCTTGGAAAGGAACGTTCGAGCCATGGCTTCTGTGATGGCCTTGACGATGGGCTCGATGGTCCTCTTGTTGTAGTTGAGCATCGCTTGCTCCGACGCCATACCATTCATGATGGTCGCGTCGATGCTGAGCTGCCCATAGAGCATCTCGGTCAGATACTGAATCTGAGCGAGAAGATTGTTCTCAGCAGGACGGTTGAGCTGCGTGATCTTCTCGGTTCCGTCTGTGTAGGCGATGCCGTACTTGCTACCCTTGAGTTGGAACTCGATGTCTGTTCGTCGCTGTTCAGCCTGCTGCCTACGAGCATCGGACTTGACGACATACGGAAGCTGCACGATCAAGTCGAGCTTGCCTGAGCTAGAGGCCTCGTCCACGGCATCCAACATGTTGAGCTTCCGGATCAGACGCTGAAGAGTCGAACTTGGCTCGTTCATCACCTGGTAGAAGGGATTCTCGACGATGGAGACCATGCTTTTTGGAAGCGTGATCTGCTGCCTGTACCCCACAGCCTGGTTATACAGGCTGACGCGAACGTGTTCGGGATACCATGCCACGATTTCTGCAGCCCGAAGCGTGACAACGTCGTAGGCGTTGCTGCTCGTGGGGTCGATCGTCGTATCCACCGGAACGATAGCCACGACACCCTTGTCGAACATCGTCAGAACGATGTCTTGACGTAGTTGAGTCGCGGCCTGGTCGATATTGGCTTCGACGGTGAGACAGTTCTGAAGTCCGCTCACCATGTCTTCCACGTACCTCCCGTCCTTATCTGTTCGGACGTGAGACATATCCACCGCAGCCGCGTCTATGGCGATCCTCGTGAGAATCGCTGAAACGATCGATTTCTCGTTCGAGAAGGTCAATCGGGTTCGGTCTGGTCTGACGTTGAACGCATAACCAGCGGCATAGCCTAGATTCTGCTGTTCATTCTCGTCCCAGTTTCTGAAGGCGTTCCACGCGTGCCTCAAAGATGCACGAAATCCCATGTGTCACCTCCTTCCAGGTTACTCGAAGGCCTCTTTGTGGGCCTTGTAGGCGACATAAGCGTCCATCATAGCGGAGACGTTGTCTATCTTGGCGTCTTGTCGCTTTTTCAAGAGCTTCCGGTTTCCGTTGGTGTCCTCCATGGTTATGGCATTACCCATGGCGAACGTCATCAGCGCTTCGTCGAAGAATAACAAGCGTTCTGCGCTGAGGTTCTTCAGTTCTCCCAGCGGTACGGACTCCGTCTTTGCACCCTGTATAACCTTCTCGACCCCATAGGGGCCGTTTTCGGTTTCCCAGCGTGTGACGAATTCCTTCGCGTTGTACGGGTCGAATCCCAAGGCACGTACATCGTATTCCATCTGTTCGATGTGACGTTCGAGGTCCTCGTAGACCTCCATCATGTCCAGGACAGTTCCTTCGAGAACATGAAGACTTCCCTCGTTGATGAATTCGTCGTACTTGAAGCGCATAGCTCCAGGCAACTTCATCAAAGTCAGCGAGGTGATATAACTTCGGGTTTTTACGCCGAATCCTTCACGCAAAGGGAACAAGAACGTGAACGCGCAGAAGTCGTCACCCTGTGAGAGGTCAGCGCCAAGAGCACAAGGCATTCTCCAGAAAGAACGCGTCCGATGAGGAAGCGTTTCTTCGTAGGTGAAGAAATACGTGTATCCCTCCATTGGAATGCCGAATCTCTTGGCTAGAATGTCATTCCTAGAAGCCGGTGCTTTTTCTGCTCTTTCCACATCAAGCTGATAGGTCTCGTACGTGACGGTCTTTCCGAGATTGGGATTCGCCTTCAGCCACATCTCTGGCGTGGAGACTTCTTCCAACTCATCGAGCTTGTAGTGCCAGATCGAAACGTGCGGAGCAACGTACTCGCCCTTGAGAATATCGGCAAGCTCCATCTTGATCGTGTCTCCGCTACCGTTACGAACCGTCCCTTCAGAACTGATCGCTACGATTAGGAAATCGTCAAGCTTCGTGGCCCCCTGCTCGATCGCACCAACGACATCTTCGCGTAGATCACCCGAAAGCCATTCGTCGATGGTCGAAATCTTTGGCCGAAGGCCTTGTAGTTTGTTGATGGACATCGGACGGACTTCGAGCAAAGACCCGGTAAGGAAATTCTCGACGCCCTTCTTCGTGCTGGCGAGTTTGACGCGAGTGGCCCGAGAACCAGTCGTGTTCTGTAGCGAACCTTCGGTCAAGAATTTGAACAAAG